ACTCGCCACGTCGGATCGTCTCAAGCACCAATCACGTTGAACAACAACTTTATGTCAACGTGGCGACTGTCTATAGTTAGTGCGCTGGCTGCTACTAGGCATCGCCGAGTAGCTCGTTAGAGCCTAACTACAGGATAGAAGAAATGCTAGGTACCTCCCTTACGGTTACTCTTGATGGTTCCGGTGGAACCGCCAAGGTGTTGCCGTTGATCAACCAAGATGGTTATAGCGCCGAGTACTTTCTCGACGATACGACCGTTACCTATCGCGCAAAAGTGCGCCATAGCAAGGACCGTGTCCCGGCGGGTTCGCAGGCGTTTGATCGTCACACTGTGACTTTCACTCGCTATACGAAGCCGACTGAGGCACTGCCCCTTGGTTCCCTCTCCGAGGTGTCGTTCACGATCAGAAATGATCCGAACGGCGTCTCATCGGAGATTATCGACGTGTCGGAAGCCATGTCTTTCTACATGGTCAAGGCTGGCGGTATTGCCGCCAAACTTCTGGGCTGGGAGTCGTAGACTCCTAAGTCCATTCCGCCGCGTAACTTCTGCTTTGTGCAGAAGCTTAGGGAGTACATAGCCATAGATCGTTAACCACACCTGTAGTAGGAGTGACACGATGAAAAGCTATGAACACTTCTTCCTGGGTCTCTACGATGCCATCCTTTCGGATGTCATCGACATGTACCCTACCCTAAGACAGAGTATTGGGTATGATAAAGCCCGACTACTCTCTCTTGTCGAAGCAAGAGGTCTCTCGTTCCTCACGATCGACCTTCCCGAACTAGGGAAACACTTTGAACAGTGTTTAGCTAGCGGGACCTTCACCTCACCACGTCTGCCTGGTGGAACACCAGGTAGACGTAGAGGGGGTATAATCCCGAGACTTTTCTCGGGGATATACCTAAGGATCTTCGACTATAGTGGGATGCTTCGTGCCGACGCAGATGTTCACGCCATCCGTGTCCTTCGTCAACTGTACTATACAGCTAAGAAGGCAAAGTTGGAGTGTTCAGATGTCAGAATCCAGCAAGCAATCGCTGAATTCTACTCCGTCGACCGGGGAGTCCGATCCTCAACCCTTAACTGGGCAGAGGACGAGCTCCGAGGACTTGGAGACGACAAAATCCATTTTGGATACCGTCGTCTTAATCCTCACGATGATCCTTCCCTTCTTCCGCAAGAAGCGGAATTAGGTGGGCCATCGTCTGTCTCCGTTGACTGGGAGCGACTTAACCATATACAAGTCGTATGTGATATAATCGCCACCCAGCTGGGATTCTTCGATCCCTTTGAATGGAGAACAAAGCATGGACCAGGTGCTGTTGCCGACCTACGTAGTGGGTTCGTATCGAAATACGAATTCCCTTGTTGGCCGAGCAAGCTCGAAACATCTTTTCCTATTGCGGACTTCGCTTTCGCGAACTATTCGCTATGGGCAGACGATGTTTCTCGTAAGGACGGACATAACGGGAGATTCTCCCATCATGAGCCACCTTCTCGACTCATATCTGTACCAAAGACGCAGAAAGGCCCACGGCTTATCGCCGCGGAACCTACTTGCTATCAATGGACACAGCAGAGCGTTAAGGATTTCCTTACTGAGCGAGTACGAAGGACCTCGATTGATGAGACTGTTCGCTTTCGCGACCAAACTCGCAATCAGTCCGCCGCACTCCTCGCTTCCCGAGATCAGAGCAAGGCGACGATTGACTTGTCGTCTGCTTCTGATCGGATTTCGTGTTGGCACGCTGAAAGAGCTTTTAGAAGGAATAATACCCTCCTCAGAGCCTTACATGCGACCCGTACGAGATGGATTGAAAATTCCATCGATAGTAGGTCTCCAAGATTTCATGTCTTGAAGAAGCTATCAACCATGGGAAGTGCTGTCACCTTTCCTGTGCAGACGATCCTGTTCGCTAATATCGCCGTGGGCGCTCTCCTACATAGTAGGGGATTGCCTGTGACGACCAAAACGATCAGGGCGGCTAGTCAGGAGGTCCGAGTCTTTGGAGACGATATTATCGTCCCCACTGACGTGGGTGCCTCTGTATTGGGAGCACTAGGCGACCTTGGATTCAAGGTCAACCGATCGAAGACTTTCGTAAATGGTTATTTTCGAGAGTCTTGCGGTTGCGACGCGTACAAGGGTGTCGATGTGACACCTACGTATACGTCCACCTACCCAAGTAGAGACAGGCCTGAGTCCCTTGTGTCATCGATCGC